GCCGCAGCCGAGCAACATCAGCAGTTCATCGAACACTTGAAGAGTCAGCGAGATGAAATCATCGCCAAGATTCCCGAGTGGAAAGATGAAGGCAAACGCAAGGCTGAGACGGCGGAGATCCGCGATTACCTCGTGAGCAACGGGTACACGGCCGCCGAGATCGAGAACGTAGCGGACCACCGCGCCATCATGAATGTTCGCAAGGCGATGCTTTACGACAAGCTGATGAGCAGCGCTGACGCCGCCGCCAAGAAGGTAGCGAACACGCCCACGAAAGTGGTACGCGCTGGATCTGGTGACGCGGGATCGATCGACAAACGCACCGTCGCGTTCAACCACCTGGCCAAAAGTGGCTCGGTCAAGGATGCCGCTTCGGTTCTCGAATCCATGCTTTAAGGAGCCTTCATCATGGCTGCACCCACCAATACTTTCACCTCCACTTCGGCAGTCGGCAACCGCGAAGACCTCGCGGATGTCATCTACCGCATTGCCCCCACCGAAACGCCGCTGCTCAGCCTGGCCGAGCGCACGAAGGCGGAAAACACGCTGCATGAGTGGCAGACCCAAGCCCTGGCCGCGCCGGGCGACAACGCCCAGGCCGAAGGCGATGACGCCACGGCTGATGCGGTGGTGCCGACTGTGCGCCTCGGCAACCGCACGCAGATCGCGCGCAAGACGGCGCGTGTCTCGGGAACGCAGGATGCGGTCAACACCGCAGGCCGCAAGAAGGAGCTGGCCTACCAGGTCTCGCTGCGGTCGCTCGAGTTGAAGCGCGACATGGAGTTTGCGATCACGCAGAACAACGTTGCCAGCACCACGCCTCGCCGCACCCGCGGCATGGTGGGCTGGATGGATGCTGCCAACGTCAACGCCGGCGTGGGTTATGTGGCTCCGAACTACATCACCAACGTGGCGCAGACGGACGGCACGCTCCGCGCATTCACCGAAGAGCAGCTCAAGGACGTGGCGCAGAAGATCTACACCGCAGGCGGCAATCCGAACACCCTGATGCTCGGCCCGACGCAAAAGCAGACCTTCTCCACGTTCCTGGGCAACAGCACGCGGTTCGATGAAGGCGAAGACAAGAAGGTGGTCGCCGCGACCGACATCTACGTGACCGACTTCGGCGCCCTCAAGGCTGTGCCGAACCGCATCCAGCGCCCGCGCGATGCGTTCGTGATCGAGAACGACAAGGTTGCGGTCGCCTACCTGCGCCCTCTGCAGAAGACGCCGCTGGCGAAAACGGGCGACTCGGAAGCGGTGATGATCCTGGCCGAATTTGCCCTCGAAAACCGCGCGCCGAACGCGCACGGCGGCATCCTCGACCTGAGCTAATCGGGGCGTTCAGTACAGGCCCGGGGTTTCACGCTCCGGGCCTTTTCTTTTGCTCCCAACGTCGCGAGACGCCGGAGGTTTTTATGCAAGAAATCGCATCTCGAGTTGTGTTCCGCGATGAAGAAGCCTTCATCCAGCGCACGCAGGACTGCACGCCTATCGCCGAGCGCGCGAAGGAGATGCAACGCGCCGGCCTGCATGGCTCCAATGAAGTAAAGCTCGCTGCGAGCATCCCCAACATTCTGATCGAGCAGTATTGCCTGGCCAACGGCATTACTTATCGAGAGTGGTCCGTCGATCCCGCGCACATTCGCCGTATGCTGGAAGACCCGGCGCTTGCCCACTTTCGCATCTGGCCGGGGCGGATCTGAGCCATGGCGATCAACAGCTACGCCACGCTGCAGGCGGCAGTCATCAACTGGATGAACCGCGGCGACATCGCCACCGTGGTGCCCGATTTCATCGCCCTGGCCGAGTCGCGCATTGCCACCGATGTGCGTGTGCGCCGCCTGCTGAAGACAGCAACCCTCTCCACCGTGGCCGGGCTGGGCGTTGCGCTGCCCGCGCGCTGGCTGGAATTCAAGTCGCTGCACTGCAATGGCCGCCCGCTTGAATTCATGACCCTGGATCAGCTCGCGGCCCGCTTCGGCGATCAGACCGGCGAGCCGTTCTATTACTCGATTTCGGGCGAAACGCTCGTTTTCGGGCCGGTCCCATCGGACGTGTTCTCGATCACGGCGCTCTACTACGAACAGCTGGAGCCGCTCGAAATCAGCGCAACGAACTGGCTTCTGACCTCGAAGCCCAACCTGTACCTGTACGCAGCGCTCGGCGAGGCCAGTTTGTTCGTCAAAAAGCCGGACCACGCCGCCTCCTGGGCGGGCCTCTACGGCGGCATCGTTGATGCGATGCACACAGAAGACTCGAAGGCCACGCATAGCGGCGCTCCGCTGGTGGTGCGTGCAGGATGAGCCCGATCATCGGATTCGCGCCGGATTCGGACCCCACCATTGTGGGCGTGCTGATGGAGTGCGTGAACATCATCCCGTTCGAAGCGGGTTTCATGGGTGCGCCATCGCCGACGCCTGTGCAGGCCGCCGCCTTGGCCGCCCCGTGCCGCGGTGCCGCGGTGGTGATGCGCCTGGACGGCACGCGCCGGATCTTCGCCGCCACGCAGACCAAGATTTACGAGCTGGCCTCTACGGTCTGGACCGACCGCAGCAAGGCCGGCAGCTACACCGGCTCGCCGGATGCGCGTTGGAGCATCTGCCAATTCGGCGACACAACGCTCTTTTCGAACCTCTCCGACCCCATGCAGCTTTCGACGGCTGGCATTTGTTCGGATGTGCCTACGGCGCCCAAGGCAAAGATCATCGTCAGCGCGTCGAACAACTTCGTGATCGCGTTCAACACGAACGATGGCACTTTCGGCGTGTCGTCGGATAGGTGGTGGTGCTGCGCGCAGAACAACCAGAACGACTGGGTGCCGAGCGTTGCGACCGGCGCGACTACCGGCCGCCTGGTGGCGCGGGAAGGGGCCATTCAGGCCGGTTTGCCGCTCGGCGACTACGTGGTGGCCTACAAGTCGCGAGGCGTCTTCCTGGGCTCGTTCGTCGGCGCATCGAATGGCGCCTGGCAGTGGACCCTGATTCCCGGCAGCGAATGCGGCGCGGTGGGGCCAGAGGCCGTGTGCGATGTCGGCGGCGTGCATTTCATCGTCGGTGAGGACGACTTCTGGCTCTTCGATGGCACACGCCCCATGGCCTTGGGCGAGGGCGTCATCCGCGACTGGTTCCGGCGCAATTCGAGCCAGACCTTCCGCTATCGCACGAAATGCACCTATGACCGGCAGCGCAATCTGGTCTGGATCTCGTATGCGTCTCCGACCTCCACGGGCGACTGTGACCGCACGCTGGCCTATCACCTGTCTACGAAGAAGTGGGGCTCGGCGGATCGCGTGATTCAGGCCGCACTGAACTTCATTTCGCCTGGTGTGACCATCGACGGCCTGAACGCCTACGCGGCCACCATCGACGGCCTGCCCGAAATCCCGGTGGATTCGCAGTATTGGCTCGCTGGTGGCCGGCTCTACGCCTATTTCAACGCCAGCAACCAGCTGGTGTCGAACAGCGGCGTTGCGGGTGTGTCGAGCTTCACCACGGGCGACCTCGGCGATGACGACATGGTGACCATGATCGACCGGTTCCGCACGCGGTTCACGCTGTCGCCGGCCACGGCCACGGCCACAGGGTTGATGAAGATGAACGAGGGCGATCCTCTGGTTGTCGGCGCGGTATGCGCGATCAACGATGGCAAGTTCGATGTCCGGCAGTCGGCCCGCTTCCATCGCATCCGCGTCGATATGACCGGCGATCACAAAGAAACCGCCTTCGACGTGAAGGCCATTCAGGTGGGTGAGCGATGAAACTCGATACCGATCCGCGCATCGAGGCCGGGCCAAACTTCATGTTCTCGCTCAAGGAGATTCTGCGCAAGATCGCCCAGGTCGTGAACCTGCTGGTCGACGGCGTAGCGCAGTTGAAGACCACCAAGGCGAACATCGACAGCCCCAACTTCACAGGCGCTCCAATGGCTCCGACGCCGGCGAGTTCCGACGACAGCACTCGAATTGCCACCACCGCATGGGCGAGGGCAGGGTTCGCGGTCTCGCTGGGGAACACTGGGTACATCAAGTTGCCGACGTGGCTTGGCGGTCTCATTCTTCAGTGGGGGACGGCGGTCGTCACGCTGTCTGGCGGCATCACGCCAGCAGTCGTCTATCCCATCGTTTTTCCGGCTGCGGCGTGGATGGTCTTGGTCGGCAACGGCGACACCGGGGCGACTTCAATCATGCCGGGCGTCAATATCTGGAACACGACCGGATTCTTCGCCGAGTTCCCTGCAGGGGGCAGTTCCTTGGTGCGCTTGAACTGGATCGCCCTCGGGAACTGACTATGCAAATGTTCTACAGCCCGAGTAGCAACGGTTTTTACTGCGTAGCGATTCATGGCAATCGCATTCCGTCCGACGCGCGAGAAGTAGCTGCGGAGATCTACGCTGCGTTGGCAGGGCAAGCAGTCGTCGCCGATGCAAACGGCGACCCAGTTCTATACGTGATCGAACCCACCCAAGAGCACAGGGCGGCACAGCTGCAGCAGGCGGTGCAGGAATGGCTCGACGCTCGCGCGCAAGCGACGGGCTACGACGACATCAGGGCTGCAGTGACCTACGCGTGCGAGCCGGCGGTGCTGAAGTTCCAGCTTGAGGGACAGGCGTTTCGCGCTTGGCGCTCTCTCGTTTGGGGTCGGTGCTACGAAATATTCGACCAGGTGAAGCGCGGCGAGCGGGACACGCCGACCTCGGACGCGCTCATCGCAGAGCTTCCACAATTCAAAGGAGCCTAGACATGGCAGACATCTCCAATCTCGGCATGGGAGGCAATCCCTTCCTTGGCCAGGGCAATCCCTACCTGCAGCAGAACATCGACGCGGCCTCCGCGGATATGGTGCGCAACTACAACCTCGGCGCGGTGCCGGCCTCGAATGCGGGGCTCGTGCGCAGCGGTTCGTTCGGGAATTCCGGCCTGCAGGAGATGCAGGCGCGCGATGCCGACATGCTGCAGAAGAACCTGGGCAACCTGTCGAACACGGCCCGGTTCAACGACTACAACCAGCAGCAGGGCATGTACCAGTGGCAGAAGGGGTTCGATGAGAACACCCGCCAGTTCGATCTCGGTTTCGACCGTGCCACCTACAACGATGCGTTCGGCCAGAACCAGCAGAACCTGCAAACCGGCCTCGGCCTCTTGGGCATGCTCAATGGCCTCAACACGCAGGACATCGGGAACTCGACCAACTACCAGAACACCCCGCTGAACTACCTCACGCAGTTCTCCAACATGGCGGGCGCGATGGGTCGCGGAGGCCAGACTTCGACGGTAACGGGCAGCGGTGGCGGCGCAGACCCGATCACCTCGGCCCTGGGCGGTGCGCAGATCGGCAGCAGCCTCTGGAATCGCTACGGCGGCGGTGGCGGCAACACCTACCAGAGCATCAACAGCAACGCCCAGAGCAACGGCTACGGCAACACGTTCCAGCAGAACGGCAACTCTGGGAACGTGTCCTATGGTTGATCTCGGCATCGCTCATCACTTCGGCGGCGGCGTCTACGCGAAAGAAGCGCACGTTACAGCCGGTCAGATCCTTGTGCAGCACATGCACGAGCACGCGCACCTCTCGGTCTTGGCAGCGGGCACGGTCGAAGTGCTGGTAGACGGCGTGCGCTCGGTTGTCGCCGGCCCGGCCTGCCTGACCATCGAAGCGGGCAAGCATCACGGCATCCGCGCGCTCACCGATGCCGTGTGGTTCTGCATCCATGCGACCGACTGCACTGACCCTGCACACGTCGATGAGGTGCTGATTGCGCCTGACAGCCACATGCCGGCCATGATGGCCATCGCGGGGGAGCTGGCAGCTTGAGCCCGATCAAACTTCTCTGGCGTGGCCTCAACGTGCAGCCGCTTCGCCTGGCGCTCGACAAGAACCCGCAGCTGTGGGACCAACGCACCGAGCGCACGGCGTCGGCGGATTCGCCGCACCATGGCCTCTCCGACATCTGGGCTCGCTTCGCGGACCCGGCCACGATGCAGCCTGATGGCTCGCACGATAGCGTGTGGTACGCGCCGGCCGATTTGCTGCCGGTGCGCGACATCGTGTTTCCGCTCATGGCCGCCGTGCGCGGTGAACGCCTCGGCGGCGTGCTCATCACGCGCATTCGACCTGGTCAGATCTGCAAACCGCACACGGACCCGGGCTGGCACGCGCGCTACTACGACAAATACGCGGTGCAGATCGCCGCAGCACCTGGGCAGGCATTCCACTTCAAGAGCGAAAAGCTCGTGACCGTGCCCGGCGACATCTTCTGGTTCGACAACTCGCATACCCATTGGGTGACCAACGAGAGCGAAACCGACCGCATCACCATGATCGTCTGCATCAAGACGGAAAGGAAATAGCCATGCCGCTTTTCTTCAAACACCAGATGGGCACCCAGCGCCACCGGATGCCCTGGGGCGCTGCAATCGGCGCTGTCGGAGGCATCATTGCCGCGGACAAGCAAAGCAGCGGCGGCGGCGGCGGTGGACAGCAAAGCTCTAGCGAACCGTGGGCGATGGCGCAGCCCTGGATGCTGCAAAACATCATGCAGGGCCAGAACCTGCAGAACCAGTACACGGCGCGGCCCTTCAGCGCGCAGCAGAACGCCGCCTACGACAACTCCTATGCGCTGAACGACTACGTGCGCGAACTGGTGCCCGGCCTGCTCGGTCAGCTCGGCGGGCAGCAAGTCGGTTTCGATAAGACGAAGCCCAACGCACGCCCTGACGCCTGGAACTGGTCTGGCTTGCTTTCCGACAACGCGCCCGACCTCGGCCAACAGTCCGTGCGCAACGCGCGCCCGGCCGCGGCGCCTGCGGAGGCACCCGCGAAAGAGCTTGGCGACTTCCTGCAACAGGCTGACGTGTTGACCGGCATGAACATGACCGGCCAGACGCCTACGGGCCTTCTCGGCGGCGGAGGCTACGGCTCCTTCCGCTATGGCATGGACGTGAAGCCGGGCACGAAGGAATACCGCGACATGAGCGAGTACTTCGCCATGGGCGGCCTCGACCCGAACGACAAGTACGGCCGCGGCGCGCAGTACAAGAACCCGAACGCCCACCCGCTTGCCTATCTGTGGTCTGGCGGCGGCGGTTCGGGTGGAGCGGTGGGCGGCCAGGACGGAAACGGCAACTCCACCGGAGGCGTCGGCAATGGCGAGGGTGGCGGCGTCGGTAACTACTAAGGAACGAACATGCCCGGACTCTTTGACCTTCTCGATAGCGACGATGCCCGGCTCGGCATTCAGCTGCTCGCAGCCGGTGGCTACACGCCGCAGCGCATGGGCACCGGCCAGCGCATTGCGGGCGCCCTGCAGGGCTTCCAGTCGCAGCGCGACGGCGACATGCGGCGCCAGTTGCTGAAGTCGCAGATTGACGAGAACACCGCCCAAGTGGCCGCACGCCAGCTGCAGGCCCAACGCGACCAAACGATCAACGGCGTCATCATGAGCCGCCTCAACCGCGGCGGCGGTGCTCCTGCTGGCGCACCTGGTGGTGCTCCGCCTGTGCCGATGGGTGGGGGTGCCCCTCCGGTCGCCGGCGCCGCTCCGGGCGGTGGTGTAGCGCAGCCGAGCTCGCAGGGGGGCCCGGGCGCACCGAGCGGCTTCCCATTCACGATGGATGACATCGCGATTCTCGGCACGGCCGGTGCCAAGAACACCGACATGCTTTTCAACATGTACAAGTACGCCAACGACGGCGTGAAGCGCGAGGCCGGCAACTACTACAAGGACCCGATCTCGGGCGCCATCAGCTATTTGCCGAAACTGGACAACGGCATGACCGTGGACGAACGCGGGAACGTCATCGAGGCGCCGAACTTCGCCCGCACCAGCGCTCTCATCAAGGGCGCCGAGGCCGGCGCGACCACACGCGCGACCGAAGCCGCGAAGTACCCGTTCACTGTTGGGGCGGATCGCGAACGGCAGAACACGCAAGCGGCGCTCGATACCGTGCAGGTGGTGGG